CCTGCTGTAATATTTGATGTTGGAAACTTAATTTCATAAGACTGTGAACTACTATGTGGGGGTGAAGTAAGCTTAATTCCATGAGAATTAGATTCACAGTTAAGCTGAATTGAACCTGGGTTTGTTGCACCCATTGCTTCAATAACACCAGTTCCTTTTGGTCTTAAACGTAAATTAAGGTTTGAATCGTCTCCAACCGCACCAATTTGTGCACCAGCTCCTGTTGCAGCGTTTGTAATGTCAATATGGTTTACTGCAGAACTAGTCGTTTCAAAAATTAATTGTTCTGCTCCATTTTCATCTCTAATTCCATGAGCATCATCAAAGTCTATCATGAAAGAGTTTGTATCTAGATTACCACCTAGTTGTGGTGATGTATCATCTACAACATCAGAGCCTAATGAAACTTCTGTAAGATTTGGATTAGTTCCATCATCTGCTCTTGCATATGCAATAACTGTTTTTCCATTTCCTATAGTAACACTAGTTCCTGTTCCAGTATCATATTTAAATACTACATTTTGAGAACCAGATGTTGCATTTTTTAAAATATAAAAATTTTGCACATCTAAAGGTATTGTAACATTTCGTGATGCTGTAAGAGATCCTGTAAATTCTATAACTCTATGTGCAAGGGTGGCACCTGTGTTTCCATCTGTAACAGAAAGATCTGTATCTGCACCATCAGTTACAGCTTGTTGTGTAAAACCACCAGCTATTTGTTCGATGATTTGTAAATTTGTATTTGTTTTATTACCCCAAGTTCCAGCATTTTCACCGGTTGCTTGAAGTTCTACCCCTAGGGGCGTAAATGTTGATGCCATAAAAAATTCTCCTACGCTGCTACATCAGTATAACTTGTATTTGATCCAGTTGCAACATTCGAATACGATGTATTTGAACCCGTTGAAACATCAGTATAAGATGTATTTGAACCAGTGTCAACATCAGCATATGCAAAGATATTTACTCCTCCCACGCTTAATGTTGTAGATAGACCTGTTAATCCTACCTGCATATCTACAGGAGAAATGCTTCCAACACTAGCACTAAAAGACTGACCAGTTAATCCTAAACCTTCTTCAACGGTTAAAGACCCTACACTTGAAGTAAGAACAAAAGGATTTGGTTGAACTAAAGCACCACCTAATCCTACAATTGATCCTTGACTTAATGTTAAATCAAAACCAGATACCTTAACTGTATCGTTTGGAACTACGACTGTTCCTAGATTAGATGTAATTTCTTGACCTGTTAAATCTGCTTCTTGTGATGAAATACCTTGAGCTGTACCTTGTGATAAAGTCATTGACTGACCAGAAGGTAAAACCGTATCATTTGGTATTGTTAAACTACCTTGTGATGAAGTTATTTCTAAACCAGTTAAACCAACAACATCTGCAACAGCAGGAGTTCCTAAAGATGCAGTCATAGACTGACTTGTAAGTCCGACTGTCATTTCTATAGGTGAAATAGATCCAATAGAAAAAGAAGCTGATAGAGTTGTTTCTATTACAACAGGTACAAAACCTTCACCTTGTGAAGATGTAATTTCTTGACCAGTTAAACCTACAATAATATCAGGAACGGAAGGTGTTCCTAAACTAGATGTTATTGATTGACCTGTAGGAAATATTGTTACGTCTTTGAGTTCACCCCACTCACCATCATTCCAAGCTTGTGCACCCCAACCTGTTTTAAGAGTTGTATTTTCGTTCCAATACGCTTGGCCCCAGGTTAACCTGCCCCATCCTGAAGTAGTCGACATGGTCGACCTCCTATGCTAATCTGATTATTGCTGCTGTAGCGTTATTGTCAGGAAACTCAATTTTAAAAGTTCCGTTACTTGCTGTTTTGTCCCCACCAAAAGCAATAATTGCTACTGCATCAGTTGTGCCTGAACCACCTGCAGTTGTCGTATTATATATCATTGCACCATTGGCTGTAAAAGAAGCTGAGTTGTATGTTACGTCACCAAAATCTGTAAACGCTGTAGTTCCTGTTAATCCAACTCCCGATCTTGTAAGAGTTTCACCTCCAGCTGTATAAGCTGTTCCTGACGTATTTGTAATTTCATTTGAAGTTGAATAATCAGTTGTACCTGCACCTAAAGATGCTGAGCTAGTAAACAATGCTAATTTAAAAGTGTGTCCACCTGATGAAGCAAAATTGTGCTTACCTTGTAAAAGTTCTTGTTTGAAACTTGAACATATTGCCGATGTTATTGCCATAATTTATTCTCCTACGGGTTTGCCGATCTTACTGGTATCCGAACAGTGCCATCTGTGTAGTCATCTCTTCTTCGTCTACCGACTTGCTCGTTAGCAAACTTCTGTATCTCTTGTTTATATTTATTTTCATATAAAGTCAACATGTCTATCGGACCTTTTAAAAATCCATATGCCTCTGATAAACAACAGTATAATAGCCCATTTGGAAAGTTAAGACTAATATAATTAGTATCATCATTTTCTAAAAGATTAGGCATTTTGTTAAAATGCACTTTATATCTGTAAGTGGTGTTAGGAACCGGAGCCACTATAATACGACCTGATGTAGTATCTGTATCACCAGTTGCACCACCAAACATTGCATAATATTTAGGTTGACCTTGAGCAGCCGCTGTGCCTGTTATGTCTTGATACTCTTGAAGATAAGATATATCTTTTTTTTCTAGATATTTATTAGCTCCAGTTGTTTCAGATCCTGCAGTATCGTAAACTTGTATAGCTCTAATAAATAAACATCCTGCTGGCGCATTTATAGATTCTTGTCCAGCCACAAAATTACCTAATTGTTGTTTCCTATCAGCATCGATAGGGACATCTCGCATTATTCTATATTGCGCGTTTAAAATAATATTCTCTAAAACAGCATCTGTTAGTACATTTGAATCTGTTTCAGTATAACTTTTTATTTGTGTTTTTAATCCTGATGCGCTTAATCCTGCCATTATATTATCCCTGCTGCTTCCCTACAAATAGGACAGCTTTTTTTATATCTAATATGTGTCCCACATTTTACTGCTTTTCCGTTTTCATCTGTGTATAATGGAACTTCTGGTTCTGCTGAATGTAAATATAAAGCTTCGTGAGGATCTACTTCATCACATTTACAAGCCTTAATACCAAATAAATTACAGATAAAATTTTTTAATTTTTTAATCATGCTGTTACTGTTACAGGTCCCGCTGACGCAGAACCGCCTCCTCCTGTTTGAGTTATACTAGATGTTGTTCCTGTTGCAAAGGTATAATTATCATCATTTACTTTAGTGATTAAATAACCTCCTGCATCATTTATAGTTGCCGCTGCAACTCCACCAACGACTTCTGCATCTCTAAATCTAACTCTATCGTTAGTTGATCTACCGTGATCTGGTTCATTTACAGATATAGTTGCCGATCCATTTGTTGTTGTAAAAGCATTTAATGGTAACAATTTAGGGACAGCTGTCTCCACTCTGTCCGGTCTTACATGTCTTAAAGATATAGAATCACCATTCATAGGTTTTGGCTCTAATTGTGGTTGTTTTGGTTCAAACTCTGATACGTGTACAAAAGCACCATTCCATTCTCTAACCATTTCTTTATATGGAAACTCCATGCCAGATCTATCTGATATTGCTTTTGCGTATTTACCTGTTGCGTATTTTGCCATTATTCAGGATCCTCCGCTTGTTTAAATGGTAAACCAGTTCTTTCCATAACTTCTTGATCTTGTTTTAATTTTCTAGCTTCTCTCTCTTTACCAATTTTTTTCATTTTTTCATTTAAAGATGTTAAATCTAATTTTTTTGTTTGCGCTCTTCCTTTTAAAATTACTCCCATTCCTTTTGTTATTATTGTCATTATGTTCCTGGGTAATATGCTTTTGGTGTTATGTGAGTGCTAGATGCAGAACCATCTTCTGCTAATGCTCTTGCAAACTCATCTTCATAAACTAATTTCATAGTTTGAGTTAATTGTGGCACATATTTCATAGCTAAATAATAAGCTAATCCAGATACCATACAAGGTACAAATCTAAATGGAACGTCCGTTGCATTAGTATAATCACCCACATCTTGTATTCTTTTTATAAAAAAGAAATGCATATCTTTAGATGCATTTGTTGAATCTGGTGTTGGATAAATATGTATTGTAACTTTATCTATAAATCTCTCTACCCAATATTGATTAGGTGTTCCTTT